TAGTTGCAATAATATCACCATTCGAAAATGACTCAATAGTAAATGTATAAGAATTAGCATTTGGTGGTTCATTACGTACTCTAACTTGGCCAGCACTTCCTGGTCCGCCTGCTGAACGTAAATATCTACTGTCAGCATAGCCACGTGTAATAACTAAATCGTCTAATGTAAATGTTGTACCATGTGCTACGTTTAGAGCAGTTACAGCCGCGGAAGAAATATTTGGATTAGCAATAGCTTGGTTAGCCGCATTTAATGGTCCGCCTAATGCAGGAGTAATGTCTGTACTAATAATAGTTCCAGTATTACTAATTTTAATTTGTTCGTCATTTAATGAATCAATAGTAATACCTAAACCACCAACAATACTTTTCATTAGTATTTGGTCGCCGGCGGCATTTGATTGTGGTACTTTATATGCTCCTAATTGATCTGGAACATCACTTAATGATCTAAAAGATATTTGCCCGCCTTGTCCAAAGACAGCATAAAGCTCTGTAAAGTTCTCATTAGCTTTACGAAACGCCTCACGTATACTATCACCAGTACCGTCGTTACCTTCTACACCTATATTAACATTTTGTTTAGCCATTACTAAAATCCTACGGATTCACCGCAACCACAACTTGATGTAGTTGCCGGGTTTTGAATATCAAAAAATGATCCTTGTAATTCTTCTTTATAATTTATAGTTGATCCTATTAAGTACATTTGACTTAAAGAATCTATAACAAATTTTCCATTATCTAAATTAATAACTTCGTCTTTTTCTTCCACACTATCGGATAAACTCCAATCATATTGCATTCCAGCACAACCTCCGCCTTTCATTGATAGACGTACAATCGGCTTCTTATTCGTAGCTAACATATAATTTAGCTGGGTTTTTGCTGAATCTGTCAATGTTACTATTGCCATAATTTTTCCTTTGTCCTATATATTTATCAATAAGTCTAGGATCCTAATGTAATTCTATAAATACTTTTATGTTTATAAGAACAGAACAAACGATTCAATACTTTATGCGTAAAGGTATAAAGGGCGAACACCATCCTTATAAACGTAAAAAGACCTTAGTAATATTTAAATGTGATAATTGTAGTGAAGAATTCACTAGAGATAAAGGCCGTATAGACCCTAAAAGGCTATGCGACGATTATTCGCACGTTTGCCCTAAATGTGATCCTAAAAGATTTGCTCAAAAACGAGGGGTCGAACAACGTAAAAGATTGAACTTAAGAGTAGATAGTATGATCGACATCACTAAACTATGATGTCGATCCACACTAATCTAAATTGTAATTGAAAATTATTCTGATTTCCAAATATTATAAACGCCCCATGCAAGAGCACCCCATAGTATAACACTATTAAACGGTACAATGCCGAGAATAACTAATAACGCCGCACCACCAATGATAATACCATTCCATGATGTGCGTTCTTCAAAACGTTCTTTGATCCATTCAAACATAATAATACTCCTTACAATGCTTTGTGTAGTTGATCGACTAACTTCGATTTAACAAGTCTACGGTCCAATTCAATACCGTGCTTTCTTCCTAAAGCTTCTAAATCTTTTTTAGTCATTTTAGAAAGTTGGGCTTTAGTATGTGATTTTGCTTTTTTTGAAACTTTCTTTCCAAAAGGTTTTTGAGGTGTCATTGTTTTCTTAGACCAATGAGTTACGTGATTATCAATAGAAGCTGATGGGTCACGTTTTTCCTCTATAATCTTTGGTTTTTGAATTTCTCCAAAAAAGACTTCTTTAAGCCATTTAAACATTAGATGGGTCTCCTCGAAATGGTAGTCTAGTATATATTTAGTTGTTTTTTAATATTAGATAGTAATATTGACTTTTTTACCCTTGCCATTAGGGTCGCAAAACGGTGGTATAAGAGTTTTTTGTTTTAATCTACTCTGTTTAAGGCCGGTTTTTGCTACAGGTTCAACAATTGCATGATCTTCTGTGGATAAAGTTCCTGATAGTCTCATGATATTAGCTAATGATTTCCCCATACCATATGAACGTTTTATTTCCATTCGTCTTCACCTTTTTGTCTTTCTCGTTCTTTAATACACCATTCATCATCTGGTTGAAACATACAATTAAGTGCTTTTCCAACTCCGCCTAATGTAGGTTTTGTTTGTGTTCCAGTACAACCTGATAATAGCATAATTATTATACCTATTAGTACACCTTTAAAAAATGTGTACCATAATAATCCATAATCCGAAATACCAGTTTTTCTTTTAAACCAGTCTATTCGTCCTTTATGCCATTTTAATATATTTTTCATTTATTATATTTAGTTTGCAGTTATAACCTTTAATTTTTCTACAGTTGCTTTTAACAATTTAGTATAATCAGGATTTGTTGAAAATAGATCTAGTGTATCAATTAATTTATTATAATCGTAAATTCCTGCGTCAACCATATCCATTCTTAAATTTCTAAAATCTTCGTATGCTGGATGACTATTTAACAAGTCAACATAATCTTGAATTGATAAACATTTTGTTTTATAGACTTTGACACCAAAGTCGGCATTTGGAATATCTTTAGGTTTTATTTGTGGAACTTTAGGATCCCAAGTTCTAACGCCAAATAGTGCATTTCCTTCTATTGCAAATCTACTTGTTCCCCAGCCTGATTCTAATCCTGCTTGAGCTTCTATTATTAAAGATGGGACTCGTAGGCTATGAGGTGTTGTAAAATTAATGTAATTAACACATTTCCTTACAGCCTCAACAAAGCTCTTTTTATCGGTATAAACAAATTCTGGTTCATGTAGCCCTAATTTAACTGCTATTTTAGATTGTTCTATCTCAACACGTTCAGTTATTTTATCTATAATATAATAGTTTGGTTTAAAAGTTCCAAAACCGAAAGATATAATACATGATGATATTGCTATCAGTATCCATATAAAGTATTTTAATTTATTACTTTTAAATATTTTTTTCATACTATAATATAGCAGAATTTGGTTTATAAGTCAACCAATGTTAATACCAATTTTCGGAACACCAAGGATCTATGGAATCTTTTGGATTTGGGTCACCGTGAAAAACAGCAATACACGTTTCACGTAAGATATTTGGTGTTCCAGGTTCTTTAAAATTTCGTTTTCCAGTAACTCTAGACATTTCGGGTTTGCCTCGCATTTCCCATTTATAACTTTGGATCCATTCATCAGGCCAAAAACAGAAATCCGATTTAACATTAGCAAATAACCAATCTTGGTCTCCGTGATACCTTGCTGAATGGTATTTTGGATTTTCCATAAACCGTTCGTATACTTGACTATGTTGTCCTGTGTTAAAACGAATAACACTTGAATTCATTCGATCCCAATTTGATTGAACAATTCTATTAAAGTCACGAATGACGCAAAATTGCCCAGGATTGTAAGTAAACAACTTGTCCATATTTTTAAATATGATTACATCTAGATCAATGTAGAGAATTGTACCTTTAACAGGTAAGCCAGGATTAAAAAACATTGGCTTATACCACCAACCTTGTACATCAGGTATTGCTGGAAGGGGATAAATTTCTATTCCAGGTTTTATGCCATGTGCGTTTTCTGTAAAGACAGCAAAGTTAAAAGGTATAGTTAAATTCCTTGAAACCATATTGTGCAATACGTTAACATATTCTGCACTATATTTGTCGCCATGCTTTAAGCATACAACATAATTAGTCATGTACTTCTCCTTATAATGCTGGCTTAGAAGGAATTGCACCGATACTTAATGTAACTCTTGGTTCTAATGGAATAGATTTATGTGCAGTTAATCTAGGAAGAAAAAAGGCATCACCTGTTTTTACATGAAATAGTTTGTTTTCAGTGCCTAACTCATCTGATATTGCATAAGCAACTTCGCCATATCCTTGTATTAATAATACACTTTCAGGGTCTCGGTGCATGAAGATTGAATGATGACGATCTGAGAAACTCCAAAATAAACTTGCATTATAGATAGTTTCTGTATCAACTACTTTATAATTATTCACAAATTCTGTATAGAAAGGTCTAATTGTAGAATTGCTTTGCACATTACTCATATTACTTGCGTATTGAGTCATTACTGTATCGTTATTAGTAATTCGTGACTCATATTGATTATGAGCTAATAATGTTGGGAAGTCTATTGTGTCTGCTTCTGGAAAAACATTATTCCAATGTTTAACTTCATTTTTACTACGAGCTTCGTTTAGTTCTTCCCAAAATTTTTCACGCATTTAATTTTCCACTATTGCACTATTACTACCGTGTTCAAAAACTTCAACAAGTGAAAGTCTTACACGACCGCCGGTATCTTCTTCAACTAATGGGCCTACATAGTTATAAACGTGTTCTGCAAATTTTTCACAACCAACACCATCCATTAGGATTACTTTTGCAAGTCCTTTTTTATCTAAATCCATAAAGTCTTCTACATTAGGATCATTTTTATCAACTGCAAATTTATGATCAAAATTATCTTCTAAATATTGTTTGATCCATTTACAATTGCCAAAGTCATAAACCCAATTTTTATCGTCTAATTCAATTGCTTCAAATTCAAAACGAAATCCTAAACTGTATCCATGAATTAATGAACAATGACTGTGAGTTGCTTCTGCTTGTCTAAACGCACAACTAAAGCCTCTTTCGTTACCGTATGTTTTTGTACTTTTATATTTCATTTCTTCTCCTTTAAAACGGCGGAGTATTTTAAGAGGGTCGACGTTATAGTCCTCATTTGTAATAGTATATAACAATTAAGTTTAATTGTCAACCTGAATATGGTGTGTGTTGAAACTAATTGTTAACCGTTTATTGGTTTTATTATATAAACTTCTATGATATAACCAACTAGGAAATAAAACAAGCATTCCGGTTCTTGGTGTAAATTCCATTTTATCAGAAGTAAATTCAGTTGCGTTATTGTGTATTTCAGACATCTTTGGTCCTAGTATCGGACTTGTAAAAACAATTGGAGCACTATCTTTATCGCAATAAGGATAATATGCACCGCTTACAATACTTAATTCATGCCTATGCTCGTTTACGTGTCCATCTTCTTCTTGTATATTAAACCAACTTTTAGCAATAGTAACTTTATCTAATCCACACGTAATACAAAATTCATCTACACAATTTTGAATATCTTGTTTTAATGTTTTAAATTCTTCACGGTCTAAAAAGTTTGCTGTTTTATGGGTTTTACTAACAACATCAAAATATCTACTACTCGTTTTACCTTTGCCAATATCAACTGGCCATTTCATTAAAACTTCATCTTGAAAACTTTCAATAGTATCAACTACTAATTTTTGATCAGAATGGTTTTCTAAATTCCATACTTGTACTAGTGTTGGAAATAATGAATAATCCGCTTTACGGAATTGTCCTTCAGGTATTGTCGCCTTCATGTCTTTCCGTTCTATAATCTTTTACTGTTCGCATATATCCTCTATCAGCATTTCGAATTGTATTAAAACTTATTACGTATCTTTTCTTACTAGGATTTGGTGCAACATAATGTCTTAACCAACTAGGGAATATTACTAATAAGCCAGTACGTGTCTGTATATCTAAATCATATCTACTGTAGTATGTAGGTTTTATAATACAATCGTTCATTCGTAATGGTTGTAAAGGACTTTCTAACATTAATGGTCCGCTTTCTTCTTCACAATAAGGATAGTATGCTCCACTAATTACACTTCGTTCGTGTCTATGAGTTCCAACTGAATTACCTTCTTCCATAGTATTAAACCAACTTGTTGATATAAGAGTATAATCTATTCCTGCTTCTTCACAATATGTATCACAGCATGATTGTATTGTTTTCCATAAGTCTACTAATCGTTTATCACTTAAGAATTGTTCATTGCCTGTAATATAACTACTTCTGCCACCTTGGACTAATCTATGATGTCCAACATTATCGCATTCGTTAATCATTTGAACTGCAACATTTTCGCAAGGATGTCCTATAATATCCCATTGAGATATTAATGTTGGAAATGCCGCTAAATGTTTTGGATCAGGTGGTCTCATTATCTATATCAAACTCAATTACCATTTTGTTACATACATTTGTTTGTTTAGTTGGCCATGGCTTATTATTGTAATAATAAAATGTAGTGTCAGGAAAATTTTCAAATACTTTGTCAATTTGATAAATCCAATAACTAGGATCTATAGGTCTTGATTCTGTAGCTTCATAATTTTCTGTTCCTTTATATATGTTATTAACAGTTTTAGTTTCTGAATATAAGTCAAAACCAATCATTGATATTTCAGGATTTCCAGAACTAAATCTATTGGCTATTGATGTTCCTAATAATACTGCATAAGGTCCGCTACCCCAATGCCAAGGATCGTCTGGTCTTGTATCGCCCTTATAAGGAAGTTGTGGAACTAGCCCACATAATTTAAATTCATCTCTCCAATCGGGTCTAGTATAGATAGCACCATAATTACGTTCTTGTTGTGCTTCGGTAACCATACGGCGGTCACAACAAATTAAATGATTTACATAAAAGTCTCTAAAAATTGCGTTACAACCAACCTTTATACTACCATATTTGTTGATATCAATATCTTTTCTACTTTCACCGTTGCCAATTACAAGCATGACAATATTTAATAAATATGTATAACGATAGGGACAAATACGAATGACAGCAGTTTACGATTTTTTTAGATATATTAAATTATACTCTACAGACGGTGTAACCTTAGAACACACTATTGAAGCAGATGCCGTAACTGATACTCTTAGCATAAGCAGGGGTGCAGGAGTGGCGTGGACTGGTGCTTCTGCGGCTACAGATTCGTTTAAAATAGACGTTAATTACCAGCTAGAAGTTCCAGTATCAACTACTACCCTTAGATTAACTGATGTTAATAGTGTCGATCAGGATATAGTTCTTGTTGCCGGTACTAATATGAACATTGTACGTGATAATGCTAATCAATTAACAATTTCATCATTAGTAGGCGGTGTTAGTAAGTCAATTACTAGTATTACACAAGCCAATCCAGCAGTTGTTCAAACGACAAATGCTCATAACTTTACAGAAGGAACTCCAGTTACTATTACAGATGTAGTTGGAATGACCCAGCTTAATGGTAATGAGTATTACATGAACATTTTAACTGGCACTACTTTTTCATTGTATACTGACCCTGAATTAACAACTACCCTTGATAGTACAGGCTTTGGAGCATATACATCAGGTGGTGTTGCTACTGCCGAATATGCAGGTGCAAGAAGCTTAAACGAATTATCAGATGCACTTGCCAACGTTACTAATTTTACAAATAGTATTAAAATAGGTGACACTACAACAGGAACTTTAAATGCCGCAAATAATAATGTTATAATAGGTGTAGGTTCGGGTAATGCTATAACAAGCGGAGACGATAATGTTTTACTTGGCCTTAATGCAGGTACTAATTTTACAACTGGTGCTGAGAATGTCATTATAGGTAAAGATGCGGCAACAACTTCAAATTGGACTACTAGTATTGCTATAGGAAAAAATGCAGGTGGAAATGGCCAAATAACCGATACACCATATCGAGATATATTTATTGGTCCGTATGCAGGATCAGGATCCGATCATTCACAGAATATTATTATAGGATATTTTGCTGGATATGGTTTAACTGATAACTCCAATGATAATGTTGCTATGGGATATAATGCTTTACAAAATTCTAAAGGGACTGGTGGCGCCACACAAAATAGTAATGTTGCAATTGGTAGTTATTCAATGGTTGGCCAGCCAAATATTTCAGAACAAAAGAATAATACAGCAATTGGTTATGAATCAGCTAAGGTAATTGTAGATGGAGAACATAATGTTTTTGTAGGTTATCAAGCAGGTGTTAAACTTACTTCAGCTGATTACAATACATTCGTAGGAAACCAAGCTGGTGGTGATGTAACTACTGGAGATGGTAATGTTATTATAGGGCGGTATGTAGGTACAGCTACATTAACAGATACTCTTGCAATTTATACACATCCTACTGGTGGTCCACCTAAGGAAAGAGTTACTATTACAGGTACAGGTAAAATTACAGTTGATTCAACTGGTGGCGAAATTAATGGTAATCCTATAGTAACTTCAAATAGTATTAGTGGTACTGTAACAGGACATATAATTCCAGATACAAATATTGCTTACGATTTAGGAAGTTCAACACATAAATTTAGAGATTTATATTTAGATGGTACAAGTCTTCATTTAGGTAGTACAATTTTAAGAGATGACGGTGCAGGTAATTTACAAGCAAACCTTACAAACATATTACAAATTGCCGCAGATGATTCAACTATACGCACAATTAATAGTGGAGAGTCAGTTAAGTTTGTTGGAGCAGGATCTGTTACAACGGCTACTGACGCCGAAGGTAATCTTACAATTACAGGAAGTACAAATATTGTAAATGATACTACACCACAACTAGGTGGCGAATTAGATGCACAAGATAATAATATTACAAATACAGGTAATATAGGACTAGGCGCAAATAGCCGTATTGATCTAGGATCAAAGATCAATATATCAGATGATTGGCCAAATAATAGTTATGGATACATGGTACTTAATCAAACATCCGCACCTAGTTTTGCCAGCGGACCAACCATTGTTTTAAATTCTGCAGGCGCAAACGGCAATCAAATTGGTGCTGACGGCGATTGGCTTGGTACTATTCAATGGCATGGTTATGATTCTGCCGGTAACAGCACAATTTATGGTTTTATACGAGGGAATATTGAGTATGCATCATCGCCGAGTGAAAAAGGACAACTTTGGTTTCATGTTGGAAATAGTGGTGGAAATAAAAGGTCAATGGTTCTAACTAATGATACATTAGAATTAGGTGAAAATGTAGATCTTAAGTTTGAAGGTGCAACTTCCAATGACTATGAGACAACCTTAACAGTTACAGACCCAACAGCAGATAGAACTATAACATTTCCAGATGCAACTGGAACTGTAGCGTTACAGAGTTGGGTTAACACACAAATTGCCGGAAGTTCTACTAGTGATTTAAAAGGAAGTGTATTTGCAGATGATTCGTCATTAATGGTTGATGGTGTTAATGCAACTTTGCCTAACATACGTGGTACCATGTCAGGACATATAATTCCAAGTGTTGATTCGGTGTATGATTTAGGTAGTGCCGAATACAAGGTTAGACATTTATTTCTTTCTGATAATTCTCTTTGGATTGGTGATGAGCATAAGGTTACAGTTGAAGGCGGAAAGAAAAAATATAAGAAAAGGAAAAAAGGAATAGTACCATCAGGCGTTCAAGGTCTTTTGATAACATCTGTCTTTGCAGATACAGCCGCTTTATTAATTGATTTTAAAACTCAAATTCACGATCCTGCTCCGTCAAATGAACTTGATCCAGATCATGCAGACTTTAATCCACCTACTAGTAAGTGGCAAGAGTTTTTAGCATTACATGGTCATCTTAATAAAACAGTTGACGACATTTATAATACTGCTACAGATTTTGATACTGAAAAAGAAGAGACAGATACAGGAACAACAGAAGGTGATTTAATTTACTTTGATGGGACAAAATATGCACGTTTACCCATTGGTTTAGCAGACCACGTACTTACTGCAAATGGTGCCGGTAATGCTCCAGAATGGAGTGCTCCTAGTGGTGGGAGTGGATCATATTTACAAGAATTTAATCTAGTTGGGGCAGGTGAAAATAGTCCTGGTAGTTCTACGATTAGTATGCCTGTTACTACTACAAAAATAGAATATGATGTTGTAGCCGGTGGAGGTGCTCAATATGATAATAACAATTCTGGACCTCCTGGTGATGGTAAGACTGGAACTTATATTTTTACTGCTGGTGACTTAACGGCATTAAGTGGTAATAGTTATCAACTTACTCTACAAGCAGGCGGCTATGGCGGAAATGAAAATACAGGTACAGCACAACCTGGTCAAGAGTCGTGGATTCGATTAAACGGAACTTCTATTGTAGAAGCAACTTGCACTATAGGCGCTCGTGTTGGAGGCGGCCAAGGTTCGTATACTAACGGAACTAACGTAAGTCCTACCGGATGTATTGATAAATCTCCTTGGAAACCTTCGTTCGGCGAAGGTAGTCCGGGTCGTATCGTTGGATTTGTTCGTGTTAGATGTTATAGTTAATTAAAGTATTCTAATTGTTTCTTCTTTCATATATAGAAGCGGACATAAGTGGCATATCCATCCTTTAGATTCTATAATATAAAAATATGGCTCTTGCATTTGATTAGAATGACACGTTGAAAATGTTATTGTGCCTTTCTTTTCTTCTGGTTCAGAATTTAAGTTACAATCAGGCAATTTAAATTCTTTTAAAATATTAAATCCCCATACTTCATCAATACTTCCGTTTTTATCAGTATCCATATAGGTAGTCATAGTGTGTGGAATCTCTGTAGCATTCCACCAAGCCATATGCTGAAAGAAATCAGTCTTGCTTGAGAATATAGTTGTAGGATCTACTACTTTATCAGGAGCAGTAATATAATTTTTCCAGTTATTTGCGTATACTGGCGCGGATATCATGAGGCACAAAAGTACCATTACTAGTTTTTTCATATTACTTCTTTCTTTTAGATTTTTTAATTACGTCTAGGTCGTGTTTATGATTGTCTTTTACTTCAACTACGTCTCTTTTAATTTCACGTAGATGATCTTGAATATCTCCAAACCTAGCATAACTATCTGTGAAAAATTTATTTAGGTTATGAATAGCATCAATAACCCACCAGAACCAAAAGAACGCAATAGTTCCAGATATTGTAGCAATTCCAATTAGAACATAATCGATTGCTTGTGTGGCATCGAATGTTATGAGTAAAATTAATAATAATAGTGCAGTTAATGGGAAAACTCTGCCTGCCCATGACCAAAATTTGGTCTTAAGATGTAGTTTCATTGTGTTATCCCTCTATAACACCAAATGGTTTCCAATCCCCAGGTGTTCCGTTTTTAATACAAATCCAACCAACATATCCCGTTGGTCTTGGCTCTTGATTCCAAACTATATCACCTTTAACGTAGATTCCATTGCTTGGTGGTTCAACTCCGACTTCAAATTTTTTATTTTCAAATTTCACTGGACCGGAGGTGCTGAAACATACGTCAGGATTATTAACTCCTACTCCTAATTTTCCTTTAACTGTTGTGATAGAATCACTATCTGATCCTATTTCAATTCTATTGTTAGAACGAATCTTAATTCTTGTTTGATTATCAGTAATTAGGTTCATATCACTTGTAGTATATGCTCCTACATTGACTGAATCATATTCTGGATCAACAACGAATTCTACTTCGTTACTGCCGACACTTAATTGTCCATTGCCTAGTTCTGTTCCAATACCAAATCGCATTTCGTCTCCGTTATAAAAGACGAACTGATCGATTGTAAGACTGCCTTCAGTTTTAAGATTACGTAATGTGCCTACTTCAGTTAAACTTGATTTTACTATATCCGGGCCTAGTTCTGTTGCACTTAATACTGTGATATTTCCGATTTTATATTCATGACCAGTATGTAGATCAAAATGTTCACTAGACCAAATACGATCTGGATTACCTTGCATTACTAATTGCTTGGTATGATCATATCCTGTCCATAATAAACCTTTTCCATATGGTGCATGATCAACTGAACAAACAAACTCTAATGGGCTCGTACGTTCGTTTCTAACATCTGCTTTTAATTCATCTACTTCTATTTTAGTAGCAGTAATAGTACCGCCTACGTTAAGATCGTTTTCTACAGCAATATCTCCGACTAGTGTAGCAACATCTACGTTATCAACGTATAGCCCATCATCTTTTACAACAATAGTCTGTTTAGTTGCTTCGTCGCGAATACCTGCACTAGAAAACTGTGCAATTTTACCACCTTGGATCTTGTCACCACTAAGACTTCTGTTAGGAATCTCAGGTGCTGGCAATTCTCTATTAGCAATAGTTTCGATTGCTTCACCTAGTTGTAAAAGACCGTTTTTTACTGCTAGAATTTCTGAATCATTGATATCATTAGTGCTCATACTAGTATTTATCTTACAGCCTTAAGAATAATAGTATCGGTATTAATTCTACCATTTAGCTTAATATCAACAGCATTAATATTGTCTAAAAATGTACGCAGTTTAATTTTACCCGATTCTTTAAATTCTTTAAGTTTTTCTTCTGGCTTTCTAAGTGTCTTTTGTACTGATGTTTCTGCATTAAATCCTGTAATAGTTGTACCTTTAACACTTAATCCTGTTCCTTCACGTTCTAAATGCATCGGATCAAGACTACTTGCCATATATCTTCCTATTTTGCGTGTTTTAACATTAAACACCCATAGTTCTTCACACCCTATAATATCAATCGGATTAATACTAGCTAATTGGAATTTATTATCTTGACGTGCATATTTTAGTTTAGATACTATCTTTTCTTTACTTCGTGGTGCTCGTTTGCGTGTTTTACGGTTAGCTTTAGCTGTATCAATAACTACTTCTAATGCACCCATAAAATTCTGAAATCCTTCAAATCGACGTTGTAAGCCTTTTTTATCATAACAAGCATAAGCTTCTATTAATTGCAGATGCCAGTCTTGTTCCTTTTCAGGCAGTTTAGCTAATTCTTTTTTGCTTAAAGGATTTAACAATTCATTTAATTCAGCTATTTCGTCAGCATAAAATTCCTTCATTTTTCTAGCATGAGCTTGTGTTGTTTTAACATCTAGAAAATGCTTTGGAAAATTAAAACCTTTAGGGTTAAATTTATGAGGATCGTTAACCCAAGTTTCAAGCCAAGTATCTATTGCGTCTAATTGCAAATATGTTTGTGCTTGAATACGTTCTTGTATAGTTGGCTTTGGACCTCCTACTTCTTTTACTTTCTTTTCTTTTTCTTTCTTTTCTATCACTTTTTCACCATCAACAAACAATTCATCTAGTTGTTTATGGACCCATTCTGTTGCCGGCTTTGCTTTTCCCATTAATCCCGGCATCTTATCTATATATGCCTGTGTGTCTGGATGTATATCAGGCATACCTCTATTTAACAATCTACATAAAGAACCGGTTGTGCAATTAAAACGCCATTCAGGGTTCTTAGCAATGGCTTTGCTTTTCTTTTTATAATCTTTATGCTCTTTACAATAGTCAAGAATCCACGTTTTAAAATGTGAACTCTTATAATCCATGCGATAAAAGTCCATCGCATGATGTTTTGCCTGCCAAAATTTCTCGATTGGCATACTGAGACCATTTGACAAATCTGGTTCAGTAAGTTTACTACGTGAAACTCGAGAAGCTCTAGCTTTTTTCTTTCGGGATGTTCCCTTAAGAGCTATTCTTCGTGCCACCTTACTTTCTCCTTAAGATATACCGATGCATTAGCTATTATATAGCAAGAAAATTAAAAGTCAAGCAAAAGTGAATTAATATTTAGATTTTTTCGTTCGATTCAAAGCCTCTAAAGCATTTAAATCTAGGAAATCTTAAGCTATAAGTATTTGAATCTTGTGATTTTGTACGGGCGTCTGCTCTAATCTCAACTAAAACACCAATGAGCTTATCACGGCTAGCCCAGAAGCTATCACGTTCACTGTCAGTGAAACCGCTTCCACAGTTAAGGTGATAAGTGTGTCCATCGTCTTCTCCTTCTACTATGATAGCACCCAAACGTCCTTTGTTACGTCCGGTACCTTCTTCAACAGCAACTACTTTTAAAGTTACTTCAATAAATGGTTTTAGCTTTAACCAATGTACAGATCGTTTACATTCGTACGGTGCATTTAGATCTTTGATCATAATACCTTCATAACCACCGTCTACAGCCGCTTTGTTTACGTCTGTGTACGTTTTCTGTCCTTCATGGGTCTCTAGGTCTACTATTTCGTGATCCAGCACTTGTACGTGCTCTAAGGCGTCTTTATTAGTGTCATACCAATGCTTTAACATTAGTGTTCGTTGTTCTTGTGGTTTATCCCAACCACCTTCCAAAAAGTCTTTTAATGGAATAAAATCGAAAAGATGTAAAATGGCATCTTTAGCCGTAACATTACTTTTACGATGAACTTGTTTCATTAAGTCTTGGAAATTGTCGCTCATCACTTCTCCATCCAAAACTAAATCATATGGCGGTGGAGATTTTTTAACGACAGTTTGAATTTCGTCAATAATATGTTGAAAGTTTATAAACTGTTTTCCGTTTCTACTAAACTGTTCAATATTACCGTCTTTACGAACAATAGTCAAAACTCTTACACCGTCTAGTTTAACTTCTAGCATTTTTCTACCAGTAAGTTTCTTTTCGTGTTTTGCAGAGTCTTGTGCTAGTTGACAAGTAAATACAGGTACACTATATTTTTCAAATCCATTTTTCTTAGCAACATTGTTTACAGTTTTTTCACTTACACCACAACGTAAATCTTTAATAAGAATTCTACGATAGAATCCATTCCATTGTTCTGCGGTTGCTGAACTCATTACAAGATTAATTGCATCACGTGCCGCATGGCCTGTAAGTTCTCTGTTTTTAAGTTTTTCAGCTAATTCTTTAAATACTTTCCAATCACAGCCTTGGGCTGAAATAACAGTATCTTTGGTAGGGACTTTTTTAACGCCAAATGTGTATAAAGGATCTAAACACATTCTTACGCCTTCAAAGAACTCATCTAGTCCTTCGTTCATTGCGTCAAGCAGGATTGCTTCTTTAGAAAGACGTGAATTGTCTGCTTCTAATTTTTCGATTATTGCCTGTGGTTGGGTTCTCATATTGTGCCTCTTTTATTAAATTTTATACTTATAGTATAACATTTTGGCAACAAGATGTCAACCTCTTTTTATTCTTTTTCTTTTGGACAAGCTTCTTCAGTAGCTCTCAACCCAACATCTTTGTTGTAAATCCATACAGAACTTGATATTAAAGTTCCATCTTCAGTTACATCACATTTTTTACCAAAAGAAATTGCTGGTTCTTTTGGAATTTGGGAACATCCGACTATAGCTATAGCCATCAGCGGTATCAATATTAATTTTACCATTATGTTACATCTTTCCTAATTATATGTTTCTTTGTTCAAAGGTATTTACTCTGGTGGACCCGAAGAGATTCGAACTCCTGGCCTTTAGTTCCGCAAACTAACGCTCTATCCAACTGAGCTACGGGTCCTTTTATACTGTATGCTCTTTTTTGGATTTTGTCAAATACTTTTTAAGTTTAGGCCACTCACTTTTATCTACAATATATCCTATACATTTTGGTGAGCCACACTTACAAGGATGATCAAGCACATCATCACGCTCATAGTCATAACCGTAGTTATAATTTAATTCTTTATTTTTATTAATATCTTTTTTTGCATATATCCAAATATGATCTTTTTTAATTTTTATATCACAATTTGGATCACATGAATGATTAATTAGTCTTGCGTGGTTTCTGGGAAATTTACCATCAATAAGATAATGATGACTTAATTCGAATATCCATACTTTAGGAAGGTGTTTGTCAGCTCGTTTATAACCAATTTTCTTTTTAACCTTTTCGCCTATGTATTCTATTATAGTTGTGCCTTTTTTAATTTTTCTACTAGCGAATAGGCCAGTACCATGAACTTTGGATTTTTTCTTATACCAAAGTTTTTTAAAATGGGCATTTAACGGTTGCTCGTGGTACTGCATCTTTCAATAAATCTATATTTGCGTTTCCTCGCATTTCAACACCCGGCTTTACATTACAATTTCTAACCGAGTTGCAACTTGTAAGAACTAATATTAAAAACAGCGATAAAACGTACTTCATTATTACTATTTACTTCATAAAAAAATGGACAACACCCTTAGGTGCCGCCCATTTTTAGGATTGAATTAACTAGAAATTTTAGTTAACTGACGTAGAAGCAAGTGCTTTGTAACCAGCGGCTACAACTGCTCTGCTCGGCGTTCCAAGTCTGTACTTCCTAGTTCCGTTCTTTTTGGTATTCAGATATACTGCATGACCAGAAAAACGAAGGCTTTGAATCACTGACTGCGGATTGCCTGCGCCAAATTTACTAGCGATTTGTGAGCTAGTTAGTTCTTGTCCGCTCTTTAGAGCTTGAAGAACTGAGTCTTGAATTGTTCGTTTCATTTGAAACCTCCTCTTATTAATAAGTGACAGGTAATACTGTCATTCAAGTTTTACTATAATACTATATTACTTTAGCTTTGTCAACCTCTAGTCCACCAATTATCTGAAATCAGGACCATGTACCCATCCAACTAACGACTTTCGAGTACCCTTTTTAACTGGATTAACTTGATGAGGTATCCATGAAGGAAATAAAACCATTTCAAATTTTTTTAGTTTTACAAGTTTATTATCGCCACCTGTCCATATTTCAAGTTCTCCACCCTCATATTCTTCTGGATCATTTAATCCAACCGAAAAAGATAATTTTCTTGAATCACAATTTGGTCCTTTTAATGCGGCATCTGTATGACATTTATAATGTCCACCTGGTGGATAAACACTATATTGGAGAGTTTCTAAGTATGTAAGATGAAAATCAAAATATTCATTATTAGCTTTATTGATAGCCATAGATAATGCACTATATAAGTTTGGATTAGTTCTAGTATCAATCCAAGCTACCTCAGTTACTCTAATATCAGGATCGTCATCTGTTTTTTCGGAAACAAATTTAGCTGGGGCTAATAAATTATGAGTCTTTACGTGATCTTCTAGCTCGTTCAGTATCTTTTCATCAAATACATTTTTTACAAAATGAAAAAACCATCCATTGTTTGCACTTGAATTAATCCAAAACATTATTCTAAGATCCTTGTTTGTAGTGTTACTCTAGTTTCTTTAGTCCATGGTGATACCATTGAAACAGCATGAAATGTTTTATCGTAATCGATAATCATTTTATTAAACTCGGGTTCGATTGCTAGTAAGTTATTTGCTTGACGATAAAGGAAAAGACCGCCGTCGAGCGTGTTCCACTCTTTGTTTAAATATATTGTGCTAGATATGTAATTTGAATCATTATGCCAGTTAATTGCACTTAATCTGTTCCAAAACATAATGTTAAATTGAAATTTGCGATCTTTAAAGGAAGGGTCGTAATCTAAATAAGCATTTTTTAAAGTGTCATCAAATTCGGAAATAGCTAACATATTAACAGCATTAGATCCTTCGACTATTATTTCTTGTTGCCAACTATGTCCTGTAGTCCAAACTGCTTCGTAGTTATAAAGTTTATCCTTTACATAGTGCGATATGTCAGTTATTAATGATTCATCCAAAAAGTTTTTTTTTACTTTTATCATTAGTAATCCATTACGCTGACAGGACCTTTTCTTTGATCAAGTTGTTTAAATTGTCGTAGATAATCTTTTCCTAGTCTTCCTTCTATTTCAAAAAATGACCTAGTAAGACAATTAAGAAATTCACCAAATCTGTTTCCTGGGACTCCTTCAAGTTGTATGCGGATACTCGGTTCAGTTTCTGATGTATTAACCATTACATATTTACGATATGGATTAAGTAGATATATTTTTCCTTCTTTGAGTGGTAATTCACCAAAGTCTTCAACTATTAATTTACATTTTTTCCCTGGTTCCTTCATAGAACAAATTAGATGAAAAGGATGACTACTAAAATCTTCAGTAGTAATTAATGGAACTTCTTGTATATGATCTTCTTGAATATTAAGAGAACCATGGGGGTCTATTTTAACAAAGCGAATTTTATTCCAGGATGATAAAGGAAAATCTTGTCGCCAAAATGCTTCAATATTCGCGGTATGAGTACAAGTCTCAGGAACCCATTCTTTATCTTTAACCATAAAGCATTCAGAAACATTGTTACTTTGTGGCTTATACAAGTTTCTATGATCTAATACTTGTGTTTCTATTTGTCCCATATGATGATAACCTATCTGTATAAAGTCACCTCCTTTAACGTTTAAAAGATTTACTTCTAACCACCCTATGTTGCCAGCTTTCATTTCATTAAAAATCCAATTAACGACTTGAGAAGCAGAAGTTTCATCTATATCATCATCTGGAAACTTAGGTAGTTCCCAAGACTTATCTTTATGTTTTAAATAAAATTCTTCAGTCATATCTTTGCTAAAACCCCCATGATATAAATTATACCAATTATCTGCATTATGCCAATAATAGCTTTCCTAAATATTTCCCAATCGCTCATCTACTTGTCGACGCACCCATTAGGTGGTCTTCGCCTCTATTAATTACATAACGAGCTTTAGCTTTAGCTTTCTCGTTTAGTTCATTACGAAACTTTTTAGCTTCGACTTTATCTTCGAAGTATTCAGGTTCGTGTTTACGTGTTTTTGAATCATATACTCTAAATAGTTTTTTCATATATAATCTCCTTATTGTGGAGCCAGCACCAGGATTCGAACCCGGGACCTATGGTTTACAAAACCATTGCTCTACCAACTGAGCTATGCTGGCACATATTTAATATATTTTCTATATCGTAACCTATCACTTGACTCTTGTAATTTCTTTAATTGCTGTTGATTAATACAAAGTAAACGAGAACGAGTTTTATCAACGTTTGGAAACATATTTAATAAACCTTGAACTAGTCCTGGTTTCTTTTCTTTTAAATGAAGATTGCAATCCCATCTATTTAGAAATTCCTGTTTATACTCTGTATATTTAGGAGGTGCCATATTTGATGCTCCATTTAAGTAAAATATAAAAACTATGTACCAATACATACTACTCCTGAAATTCAGGGTGACCTTCTAAATGATGAACTCTTTCTTGCAGGAAACGTATAGTTGTATGAATATGTCCAGTATCATGATCACGAATCATTGTTTTATACAACTCAATTTCCTGTTTTAGAATGTTAATTCTAATTAAGTCACCTGAAAAGTCTTTACGGGTCTTTTTTATCTTCTTCATCAGTTGTACTTATTTCTGCTTCTTCTTCCTCGAACAGTTTTGTGAGATCAACTGATTGATCGTCCAATTTTTGTAATGCGTCTACTGGTGATTTGGCTAGTCCTTTTCGTATCATTTCTCTTAATACAAAAATTACTGTATATTTACTAACTGATGGATGTTTTTTTAAGATGTCATGTATGGCAAAAAATTTATCCATTAGCATCTACACAATGTACGTTAATATTACTTTTTTTAAGAAAGTCTAGTCCGTCTTGTGATCGATATTCGTTTTTATAGTAAACTGTAATAATACCACTTTGATAAATTAGTTTGGAACATTCTAAACAAGGGCTATGTGTAATGAATAACGTAGAATCTTCTCCACTTTCATTTGACCTTGCTAGTTTGGCAATTGCATTTGATTCTGCATGAAGTACTTCTGGTTTTGATTTTAATTGTCCGTTATCTAATGTATTCTCACAATTATTATCCCAACCGCTTGGCATACCATTATACCCTATACTTATAATTCTGTTATCTTTTACAATAATAGCACCAACGTTTAATCTTCTAGCAGTTGATAGTTTTCCAAAACGTTCAGCAACATCCATATATGCATCGATAAATTTAGGCTTCATTAATTTCGACTTTCTTTACTCTATCGTATTTAAACGATCTCCAGCCTTTTGCGTTTAAATCCCATACATTAACATTACCTTCTTTAGCCTTTTTATCTGTTTTAGGATGATTAGCTTCTGGAATAATTTTAAGACTTTTAGTACAAGTCATTATTCTTTCATCACCATCTAATTTTAAAAATGTAACTGTCGCTACTTGCATCTGTAAAGTTTTAATTAAGTCATCCTCTGTTGGAATACTTTTCATATTTGCTATTGTTTCTTTAATGTCCATATTAGCCTTCAAGTTTAAAGTTTAATGATGTACGCATAGGACAATCTTGATGTGCAAATGCGTATGCCTTATGTAATATATTAGCAGGAAAGTATACTGCTCTGTAAAGAATAGGAGCAATAAGTTTATGTTCTCCTTCTTCTGGATTTATAAATTCTGTAAATCCACCCCACCCCCATGAATAAACTTTATTAGTATATATTATTACAGTTTTATTTTTTTCTTCGTCATCGTCAATATGAAAAGAACCATCTTGTCCAAAGTATTGTCCGTTAAAATATACTCTTCCTAGTTTAAGGTCTGGATTAATTTTTTCTTTAATGTGATTAAAAAGTTCGGTATTATAATAAGGATCGTTAGTAACATCCATATTTAAAAATTCATTGCCTTCGTGTGTACTTTGATGCGGTTTCCAGCCACCATTTTCAATTGTTGTACGAATACGTTTTAATTGATCAAGCGATATAAAATTTTCTAATACATGAATTTTATCGTCTAGTTTCATTATGTATATACTCTTCTGGACCTTTAGACGTAAATTCCATTCCGCCCTTATTTCCTATATAAAGTTGATGACGTGGACTAAATTTTAAATCTAATTTAACTGCTTTATTTAAAACCACACTTAAAAATGCTTCAGGTTTAAACTGGTGAACTTCGCCAGTTACAGTTTGTTCTGTATCTGTATTAGTAACGTCTGCTTTTTCACTCCAAGATGATGTCAATTGACTCATGGTAAAAACCCTTTCTTGTTTTTAATTTTAATATATTCTATTAAATCAAATATAATCCAATAAAGAAATGTTGTTGTTGGTGTTAACAAATATCCTAAAAATAATAGTGGTAGTACAATTAAAATTAGCACCATTCTAATTATATATCCGTTTGCTTCATTAACAGGTAAAATCCAGAATGGCCAACCACCAATATCGGGTTCTGGTTTTTTTGGTCTATAATCATGAAACTCATAATTCATATTCGAAATTTTGTGTAGTAGGGTTAAGTGAAATTTGTTTTGCTCCATTTCGTATATGAAAGTGAGTTGCAACTGGAGTAAGTGGCGAAAGTGTCACTAATTTTTTAATATCAGGATTAGTTTTAACAAAGTCTTTAGCTTTTTCAATTATTTCTCTACCTGCACCTCTTTTACGTGACCATACTGTGTATGCAACTACAGTATTAACATTTCCTTGTAAGTGTGCATTCTGACTCATTAAATCTAATTCTTTAACACTATGAGGGATATCGTTTGTATATGCTATACAAATAATCCCTTCTATATTGTCTTCATACTTTAAGCCGTAAATTTTACGTCCATAACTTGTACGCCATTCAACGTCAAGTTCAGGGCGTACTGGATCTTCGCTAGGATCTATATCGTTTAATTCAACTAACTCTGTACCTTTAACCCACTTAAAGAATTTATCAACATTATCTTTGAAGAGTTTCATTTAATCTACATCATTGCTTCACGTTTGGCTCGTTCTTTCGCAACACGTTTAATGCCACGTTTTTTCGCAAGCCTTCGTTTTTCACTAGGTTTAACATAGTACTGACGTTCACGTAATTCTGTCATAAGACCTTCTTTCTTGATCTTCTTTTTCAAAACACGTAATGCCTTTTCTACGTTATTGTTTCGAACGATTACTTCCATACTCCTCCTATTCTAATGTATTGTTCGGAATAAATCTTCTTCATCAAAGTCCACTCCGAAATAAGTTTCACAAATCCCGACAATTGCTTCGGGCGGTTCGTCATTTTCACACCCCTTAGGGACATAAATTCCTTTAAGTTCACCACTTGCATTGATAATAAGTCCCCAATCATCTTCTTCAAGTGCGTCGTCAAACGCAATATATTCTGGTACTTTATAGGTTGATTCTTCTGCCATGATTTTATCACTCCTGTCTGTGTAAAAGTACTTTTTATTTTCTTTATTGTGAACATCTTTATACTATAAGCTCTATTTTATTTATTGTCAACCTTAAATCTAACATAATTTAACTGAGTTTCCGGAAACTTTGTTATAAAGTTATCCCCATGGCGTTTAACTTTTGCTTTAATATGAAAGGTTGTACCTTCTTTAGGTAAAACTTGTGTTTGATCAAAGTTTTTAAAGAAACTTACAAGGTTTCCGTCCATATTGCCATTACATACATGACAAGCAAATTTATCAATAAATCGAATTTCGTGAAGTGTAAACATTCCTGTTATGGCTTCTTTAACTTTGCCAATATGTCTGCTTTCACTAAACGAATTTTTTAACTCTTTTTTAAGAGTTTTCTTTTTTGAATTTTCAAAGTACACTTTTGGTAGTACTGCTACAGTACCAAAATTATTTTTAGTTAAGTTATCAGTTGAAATGCACTTCATTAAAGAATCCATGAAGTCAGTTAGATTGCCAGCAATAATATTAAGAGCATTTTCTTTATGTAACCAATCTATAGCTTCTTTGGCTAGGTCTTTATCTTTTTTAAGTATCCTAAATTTTTTAAAATCAGGCTGACGATATTGCTTTTCTGAAAACTGATATGTAAGCATTTCTTTATTAGAAAAAAGAGTATCCATACCTTCGGTCGAGAAACGTCTAGTTTCTCTAAAGTAACCTTTATTGATCCTATGTGCCGCAAACGCCGATGCAACTACATCTTGTGTTGGAAATGTTGGTTCTTCGATTTTTTGTTTGCGTACCATTTTAGCCTCTCTTGCCTAATTATTATATTACTATAATAACATCTACAAAACGGTTTGTCAACCGAAAAAGTCTATAAAATGTGGTCAGCTAACTTAAGATCTACCATTTGTTTAGCTGTAAAGTATTGGTCTGAAGGGTTATTGAATTTTTTTCGAACTTCTGCAAGTGAATATCCTGTAGCATCTCTAAGAATTTGGAAACATCTCTGTTCACAGTTGTTATTCTCTTTCATCTGGGCTTTCATATCATGCATTTTGGCATCAACGGCATCACTATGTTGGTGATTCATAATTCCTGTATTTTTACCAATATATCGTTTACCGCTTGTACCTGTTGCAAAAATAAGAAGTGCCGCACTCATTACAGAACCAATACCAACTGTAGAAATATGATGATAGGAATCACGCATAACGTCAATGAGTCCAAATGATTGATATAAATCTCCACCTATTGAATTTATGTAAAGTGTTAGAGTTTTTTTCGGCTTCTTTTCTAGATTTTCAAAAAGCAACCATTTGATCGTTTCACCGATATTTTCCTCTCCTAGCTCACCTGTCAAATAATGACAGTTGTTTTCCAGAAGTTTTATATCGATTCGATCTGCGGCTGTAAAGTCCTCTATCTTCTTGGTGCTCATATACTGTATTTATCGATCCCACGTCCACCTGCGTTTTCCGAGCTTATGAGCTTCAGCCCATCGTACAAATAGCCCTACTTCACGCCCATGTGCTTCAATTTCCCAGGGTAAATCGTAATAATCCAAGCTTCGAGAATGCATTGATTGACCCAGCCATTCAGTTTTATCAGCTGTCATCATATCCCGCATTTCGCCCTTGGCAAATTGCTTCAAATGTACCATTTCGTGAGCTATGCTTTCGAGGATTCTACGAAGTCTTACAGTAGTGTCAATTTCCATGACAAATTCACGTGGTTTATAGTTGTCATCTTCCCACATGATATTACCAAGATTTCCTTCGTTAGCAAATAAAGTATTTGAGAACTTTATATGTAGTTTAAGATTCTCGATTAAATTTTTGTGCATGAGTTTACCAGCAGAAAAAAGTGCGATAGATTTACCATACGTTTTTTGGTTTTTTGTCCCGCCTGTGCATTTTATTTGCATAATTTTCACCTCATGTTATACTATAATTATAACAAATCTTAGACTGAAAGTCAACGAATTAGGTTTCGATTAAATCTAATAAATTCAGTGGTTTAGTACCTTGGTTGTCCAAAATCCGGTAAATATAGTTATGAGGGACGTATATCAAACGGCTTTCTTTGAGGTAGTTCGGGAAACTCAAGAAAGCACGGGACTTACTTTACCGAATGACATAGAATGCTATGTTGTAATGTTACTAGCAGACCATCTTGATAAGTCTGACTTCTTACCTAAAAAATCATTTGCTGAATCTTACTTAACTATTCATAAATCACGTAATGCTAAAGAACTAGGTGATACGTGTCTTTTTGTTTCTGGAGTTTTTCCGGAGTATGGGGATAGTGATTATATTATACGTATAGGTAGGTCTAGCTATAATCAAATAACTACATTAAATCACGAGTTGTTTGACTCTCTTAGCAAACATTTTATTTTTTTGCGTGATTTTATTTCTTTAAGTACAAATAAGTCTTATACAGATTCTCGCTTCACATACGTTTGACGGTCGTGAGCAATTTGTCTACACATAGCTTGAATGTCGGCAACACGGTAATCAAGTTCTGCTTTTGTTTCTTTTGATTCACCGTACTTTGCTTCTCTTAATGTTTTAGACTTATTGTGTATTACATCAATTAAATCGCACATTTCACTAATTTTATGCAACATAATTTCTCCTAGTTACTTTTAGTTTACGATATTCTACAATTAATGTCAACAATTATTTTAACCAAAT